ACTCCATCACAAACAGTTTGCTTGCCAGAACTTGAGGTTGAGCTTGGTTAATGACGCGCCAGGCATTCTGGGGGTCACGAGCCATCACTTCATTGAAAGTGCCCCAGAAGTTTTCAGGTTGCTGAGGAGCAGCTGCGGCAGGAGGTGCAGGGAACTGACCGTATTGAGGATTCACAGGTTCAGTGCGGTAACCAGGGGTTTCCAGTTGCTGCTCACTTTCGTACACAGGGTACGGACCCTCGGGACCAAAGAACTTCAGGGTGTAATCACTAAGCACATCGGGATTCGTAAGAATCTCGTTGTAAGCCAGGTTTTCCTGATGCTCGTTTACAGAAAACTGTGCATAACCACGAATTAGGTCAGTTGCGCGACTTCCCCACGCGACGGCGCTGTCCAGCATTTGCTCCAGGTTTAGAGCGTAGTTGTTCAGAATCTCCGGTGCGTCCACCCCGAACGCTTCGATCACCTGACGGCTTGCTTGCCCCATCCCCACGTAATCCGCGATTTGATCCCATGAGGGACTCGAGGAGGTTTGGGAAGAGTTGGGCGAGTAGGCCGGGTTGGGATACGAGGTCTGCGGAACCGATTGTTGCGTAACCTGGTTGCTGCCCAGTCCGTAATTGGCCGGGGTATACGCTGTCGTCGGTGCGTAGGGTTGAGCCTGGAACGGGGATTGGACTGGTGCGCTCAGCAGGTTCACTACCTTGTTGAACGCCGACTCCCATGGGTTGCTCTGGGATTGGGGGGCGTATTGTGACGGGTCGGATTGGTAGCTGGGGACTGCCTGAGGTACCGCTTGGGGGTAGCTCGTACCCACCTGATACGCCTGGGGAGCCACCTGGTAGCTGACCGGTTGGCTTGACGGAGCCGGAGCTACGTAGCTGCTCGGAGCTACGGCCATGGGTACTTGGCTCGTCTGTGGGGTCGATTGGACGGTAGCGTCCTGCATAACTCATCTCCTTTTGTAATGCTTCAAGGGTTCGATACAGATATGGAGTTAAATCCAATCTTGGATCCGCAGCCATCGGTAAATCCGGTGATTGCGGGTGAGGGGTCTGCATCATGCCTCCCACCAGGCGAGCAAAAGAAGAATAAGCATTCTGCAATTCACCCACCATCCTGAACGGGAACCCAGATAACATCTCGGCCCTTTCCTCATCCGTCTTAGACGGAAAAAGGTACTTCAGTGCTTCAATGCTATCAACACCTAATTCTTGTAAGTTACGAACAACAATTGAATTATTTAAAGTATCTTGAGTTGAGTCTTCATATACAGGTCCTAACCAACGCCACTGGATTGTTAAATCGCCGTCAGGAATAAGACCCATAACCCCAGGGGGAATCTGCTGAGTTCTTACACATGCCATCATTAGTTTTTTAATTATCTCCTCAAATTGACTCAAAGCTTGTTTATACATTTCAAGTTCTTCTTGAGATGCATCTTCCGCTGGCTCAACAGGTTTCTCAAGACCTGATGCAGCCGCTAAAGTTTCACGGAAAAGACGTTCTTCTTGGAAGATAATTAACTCAAGACAACGACAAATACCATAAGTATAAATAGCGTTTGCTTTTTTCTTTGATGTAGCAGCTACACGACCAAACAGTGATTTGTATTCAGTTGCCGTAACACCAGCAGAAATAGAAAGTTCATCAACACCGCCAAGTGCTGTGCGAATCTCTTCCCTGTATTGACGAGCAAAGGCGTTTTGATCCCCTGTAATTGCATCTGGAACAATGTAACCAACCCGATCATTTGGCTCCAGGTTTGCAATGATTCTTGGAACCCTGATCTGACCATCAACGCCCCGGCTGATTGGATCTCCTTTAAATGTTGATCTACTAAGTGCCGATGGACTGGAGAATCCTGAATTAGCAGCAATTGATGGACGTTGTACAACGCCATCACCTCCTGCCTCAATCAGATCTGTTTTAGGCCTGGAAGAAAGTAAAGTAGGGTTACCAAAGAACTGAACATTCTTACGCATTGTACGAATCATTTCGTCATGCGTGACGATATGGTTTGCTACTGCATCAAACTCACCAACGCCCTCAGTTGAAAATCCTTTAGGATTATTGAAAATTTCTACGCAGGGAATAAAGTTAAGAGTATTCCTATATGTTTTTGTTTTGCCAGGTGTTGCACTCGTCGGCTGTTCAAAAGAAATCTCACCTTCTGAATGAGTTTCTTCAATTGTTTTTCTTTTAATAGAAAGGCGAATATAACGTTTTAATCCTGCTCCACCAGATGGACTTTCTCCTGTCAAAGCATTTTGACCAATGTCCTGGTTATAACCAAAACCAGACTTGACCTTATAGCTGTAGATGATTACCACCTCATCCAGCTCACCGTCTACGTTGTAGTAAGACCGGTATTCATGTTTTCTGAAATAGTAGAGACGATAATTATTTTCTGTTGGTCGAATGTAAAACAATCCTTGTCCATCACAAAGATGATAATCCCAGATGGAATCTAAATGCGTGTCTAACTGATTGTATTTAACTACACGATCAATAAAGTCTTTGCGCTGATTGCCAAAGTTATCTTGTGCTGGAAAAAATTCAACACCCTGTCGGATGCCAAACATTTTCATTTGGGCTAAATGAGCAGCGACAATTCCTGTGTCTACGCCAATCCCACCATCTTTCTCAAGATAAGAATCAACAATTTCTTTAAGGCGGGATTTAGCGTCTACTGCCATTGATTATGTTTCAACCAAGTAAGACCAGTTTAGCAGTTAAACCTGGCACTTAAGGTTGGAAATGAACTTATTTTTATTCTACTCTTCTATTACTTCATAGCGGCTTTCATCATTGATCCTTGTGAGAACAATACCTTCCCCTTGTAGATCCCAAGAAAGTACGTCGCCTTCTAGCCAGCCAAGCTCTTCGACCAGATCTTCAGGTAACTCAATAAAGCAGTCACCTTCCTCATTTTCTTGAACTTCAATGATGTAGTTGGTGCTCATTTCAAAAGACGATCCATCATCTTGTCTAGCTTACTATTAATCTCTTTGAAATTGTCGTGCATGTTTTGAATTTCTCTTAAAAAATCAACCTTAAGTACGTATTCCAACGGAAGCCTGTTTAGCTTTTCTTCCAGCTTATCCAGTTTTGTTTCCTGGGACTCCACTTGATCATAGATGGTTTTAACTCGCTGCACTACTCTAGATAAAATTTTATTAGCAGCCCAGGTACCTCCTGATATTCCTGCAACAATGGTTGTTAAAACCAAGCTTAAATACTCAGGTCCCACATGTCTATTTCTTAATGGTTTTATTCTAATACTCAATAATCAACCTGTAGTACACCTTTACGCATTAAACCATTGATTAAAAAAACCAAAGAATCAACACAGTCATCATGGCTGCTGACACCAAAATTCGTAAGTTCCTCAAACATAGCAGTAAAATTTCGATACCTATTGAAAATAATTTTACGATCTTCGAACATCCCCATACAACCACGAAAACGAGCCAGTTTGTCAGACCGAAATCCTTTAACAGGATGCCAAATCAAATTGTATAGGTTTTCGTTAGTCAAGCAAACACGTTTGAAATCAGCCTCCAAGGAGGCTTGATACTGTACAGCTTCTGAATAAATGTCACAAGTGTTGTAAGTAGGGAAAAAATTATCATTTTGATCTTTACCAATGATAGACCAATCAGTAAGAAGTTCTTTAAGAGCATCTAGCTTTTCAAGGTTACCCATCACTCTCAGGCGTCGATAGTCAATAATGTGTATCTTGTCTCCAATGCGGCCACCAAGCGTCATGACCGTATAATCATTTTTCTCTTTTGTTCCAGCAGATAGATCCACTCCAACTGCAAGCGAATCAAATTCAGTTGCAATTTCAGCTTTAATCAACAGCTCTGGAGCCAGGGATAGTTCATTCTGTCTGACAATTTGATTCATGTACTGAAAGGAAAAAGCAATAGGCGCTTGCCTTTTTTTCTCTTTTAGATACTCCAATGACCACATATCTGGCCAGTACGATTCTTCTTCACCTGTTTCTTCATTGTTTAAGATTGCAGATAACACAATCTGCTGCCAGTTGTTTTGTGAATTAAAAGTTGTTGCATGAATATCATCATGTCTAAAACGGGTACCCAGGCAAATTGCCCTGGCGCCCTCAAACATTGTTGGTGAGATAACTGCATTCCAGTTATCCTGCATCATTTTTCTAATGTCTGGATTGGCAATATCAGTTGAACTTTTAATGGGGTCATCAATAATCACTAACTGACTACGCTTGGAAGTCACTGAACCCTTCAGACCAGCTGCACAAAGTGTAAACTGTTCATCACCAGTAATTTCAATCCCTGCAAAGCGGTGATCAATTGACCAATACTCATTACTTGTTACATTCTTCAGAAGCTTTACAGTAGGAAAAACATCTTGATACCGTTTGCTTTCAATAAGACGTTTAATTGTTGCAGACTTTGAACGAGCAATATCAACGGTATAAGACAAATAAAGAATCTGGAGAGGTCGTTTCTCCATGGTATGGATACCAATTGCCCATGCGGTAAACAAACCTAAGATCGTGCTTTTAGCGCTCCCCCTTGGAGCCAACAAATCAATATTTGGTCCACCGATTTTCAAAAGACAGTTTGTATCTTGATTAGTGACCAGATATTTGTGCCAATCCAGATGATGTTTGGCAGGCTTTTTATTTTCGTCAATATACTCACAAAAGAAACCAAAGTCTTTCCTGGCCCTTTCTAGCAGTTCTTCATCTTTATGTTTTTTAACGCGATGCCTTTGAGCAGTAGCTTTTGCATTACGTCGATAAGCTTGATGAAGATATGCAGGCACAAGGATAGAACTGGACTTAAATGGATCCTAACTTATTTTTTTAAATCCTTGCGTTTTTGTTCTTGATATTTACGTGCTTTTTCAAGAGCTGCTTTACGTTTTTGGTTATCGCTCATCTCAGAGCCGTCTTCATTTTTTGTTTCTTTTTTCTTAAGATGCTCTATTAGTTCAAGAGGTATTTTTCTCTTGCTCATTTACTTTGGTTTAATGTATTACGCAAGCGTTCAACAAGTTGTTTGTATTCAACTGTTCCAGGATCAGGCATCCTCTGTGAGCGCCCTGGCCCAAACAAAATGCCTGTAGGAATCTTAGTATTCACTGGTGCTTGGAAGTTCTGCATTAGCATTACTCATTTAATTGCATTTTAGCCCATACTGACATTGAAGCTTCTTGTAAAGGAGCTTCGATTGGATCGTCTTTAAAGATCATCAATAATTCACGAATTGCTTGATCTGCACCGGACATAAGTAATCCTTTGCGATCACGAGCTGAAGTAAAAGATTCTACCTGGTGGATAGTACCACGCAATTCTTTTGTCATTGCAGCCAGGCGAGATACTCCTACATCTCGTTTGACTACAAAATTTTCAATGTCTTCTCTAAGCTTTCGCATGTCCTCTTGGATTTCTATGATTTCATCCAAAAGAACTTTTCTGTGATCTGGTTTTTTATAGTTTGTTGAAACCCACTTATCACATGATGTGATTGTTCCCCTGTAATCAAGAAATCTTGCGTAAAGATAAATTTCAATAACTGAAGACGTATCTTTACAAAAAGCAATAAAACTTTCTTGTGTAGAAGAATCTAGATTGTCAACCCACTGCTCAAACAGTTCAATATCGATAAGCTCGTTGGGACTGAGCGTAGTCTCTAGCTTCGTCCGATTGCTTGAAACGCTGAGATTGTTCTGAGGAAATACGTTGTTCTTCAGCTCCTTTACCGATGGTTTCACGTTCTTGCTCACCTGCAGTCTCCATTTTCTTCTTAGAGAATTCGTAGGCAACGCCAGCTGCCTGACGATATTTATCTAGATCAAACCAATCATCAACATCAGTTTGTCCAGTGGGAACACTACTGGTCATGGTAATTATTGTGTATTTTGTGGCTCATTGACTGCAGTTTTTTTAGCCATCCTTTCCCTGTTTCTTTTGAATTGTTGTAAGCGTTCCAAAAGAAAACGATATTTCTCCAGGTCAAAACCTTCATTTGTAGCTTGTTGTTGGCCTGGAGTTTCCATCGTAATCAGAAGTTAGACATCATACCGGCAAGACCACCGGCAAAGATATCGCGGCGACCTTCAACAGACTTTTGACGTTGTTGACGCATTTTAGAACCTTCAAGCCTACTAAGAAGCTGTTCAAACTCGCCAACATTGAAAGCTTGAGAACCATATTCTTGTTCTGCAGCTTGGTTAATAAGAGTTCGCTTTTGTTCATCACTAAGATTCCTATCTGTCCTAATAGCAGCAATTCGCTGTGCGTAATTCTCGTAACTCATGATTCAAAAGTCCAGTACCAGTTAATTATAGCAATACTCATTAATTTATCTAACCCCAAAAACCGGAAACAAGATTGGAGTAAAAGCTTCCCTTGGCGCCAATCTGAGCTACTTCTTTTGCTCCTTTATTTTTAATTTCCTGTAACCCTTTGTCAATGTCTCCTTGCAGGTTTGTTAGACCTGAGCTATACAG